CACTCCATTAAGGAAAATAAACGACCTAGTACCAAGGACCCAGGTCGGTCAACTGTGAGACGATTGGCTTCACTATACGCATACGCTCTTTTGCGCATGCAACAGAGAAACCGACGTCTGAGATGGACATGCGGTCGACTCCCTCGAAATATCCAAGATTGGATAACCAAAGGGGAGGTCGGGCTTCTGCTTTATAAAACCAAGCTAGAAGTGCATGTTCATCTTGAGGGTTCGCTACTACCCTCGACCGCTGATAGCCTGTTACCCTATATCCACACCAGTACCGGAACCGTTTATCACGGCCCGGCTTGGTGTAGGAGCTCGGAGAGGCCTCATCAAAGTTAACGACGAGGCCGATATCACCAAGAGAATCTGGAATGAAGAAATTAAACCCTTCACTCAGATGCCCGCGGTAATAACTCCACACGTCCTCAAATCGGGCATCGCAGCCGTTAGAACGGAAGCGGCGTGCCAGACGTCGGACGCTGTTAAGAGCAGTAACAAGTTTATCAACACTATCAATTTCCTTACGGAAATAGATAGGCGTAACGTCGACTCCTGAAAAGTAATGCTTACCGCAACTTTCCCGGAAAGGTCCGCTGGCAAAGGTCTTCTCCTTATTAGTGTTAAAACCACAATAGGCGAGAACCTCGATCAACGGATCCGCAGCCTTTGTTGGGATGATAATATCGTCCCCGTAAATGCTGACGTCAGACGTCCCAAGTGTAAGCAGTTCACAAACAGCCTCGGAAAGCCCCCAGAAAAGGAGGCTCTCGAGTTCGAAAGTGAAACCATTACCCATGGAGGAAAACTTGTGGTAAGTAAACACCTTACCATCAAGAACGCCCCGGTGGCTCCTGCATAAGTCCATCGCAGTATGCCAATCGGGAGGAAGAAGCGACCAAACTAGAACCTTAGATACGCTATCACTAGCCATACTGAGGTCAATAGTCGCCAATTCCCCGGTGGTGCTACCCTTCAAGGCCAGCTGCTGATTACGCAACTGGCTATCAAGGTCAACACCGACACGTTTTAGGCGGGCCCGCAGCATCTTACCGATCCC